GGTCGGAATCAGCAGCTCGCTTATAGCGGGTCGCTTCATCACGATTCTTCCGATCCGTATGTCACGATAGACCTGTCGGCTGCCAGTGACTCGGTAGCTATTGAGGCTTGTCGTGATTTACTTCCTCCTGACTGGTTCGCCTTTATGGATGCCTTAAGGAGCAGTCACTTCGTAGTGTCAGGTGCCGCAACGACACCACAGCGCTACGAGAAGTTCGTGACTATGGGCAACGGCTTCTGCTTCCCGCTTGAGACGCTCATCTTCGCGTCTGTGTGCGAGGCAGCGTACGGTGAGGGACACCTAAAACCAGATTACTCGGTCTATGGTGACGACATCATCGTCCGCTCTAGCGTCGCTCAGGAGGTCTTACGCATCCTAAAGGTGCTAGGATTTTCTGCGAACACACGGAAGACCTTTCTCAAAGGGCCTTTTCGTGAATCATGTGGAGCAGATTGGTTTGAAGGTGAGGACGTACGTCCGATCACGCTTGATTATGCACTGGACACCGTCCAGAACGTCTTCAAGCTGTACAACCTATCTAGGCTGAAAGAGCGCACTCGCGCCTTTTTCGACCCGATACACGAGTTCCTCGTGGATCTGGTACCCGTCGAAGTTCGGTACATGCGTCCCGTTAAAGGGAACGTTGATACTGCATTTGAGGTGCCTTTTGATGTGTTTATGAGTTCTTCTTTTGCCCTTTACAAAAAGAGTCCGGACCCAGATATACGGGTTCCGTTCTTGGCGTGTTGGTCATGGGTAGAGCTTGTAACAACGGCTGTGTCCGATACGGACATTTCTCGTGTTGCGGGCTATTCATTAGCTCTGATTCGCGGTGCTATGACGGGTGTTCAATCATCTGCACCGTTCACCGAGCGTAGAAATACGCGCACGAAGGTACGCAGAATTGCGTACTGCGGTCACTCGTCAGACCTCTCCTTTCTCAGGACGTTCTTCTGGGAGAGTGAAGTTCGATGGACCGCCGCAACCTAGACACAAAGTCTAGCGCGCAATAGGAATCCTTGGTAACCCCTCATGGGAGTTACTGTGGACACCAGTGGTGACGAACGTGAAAACGTATCCGTCAATCAAAG